GGTGGAGGGTACAGAGATTGAAAGCTCCTCAGAAATCGCTCAAAGACTGGGGCGACCAGAAGTGGCGCACTAAGTCTGGTAAACCGTCAAGCAAGACGGGTGAGCGATATTTGCCTGAAGCAGCAATTAAATCTTTATCCCCAAAAGAGTATGCGGCTACGACTAAAGCCAAACGTGCTGGTAAAGCCGCTGGCAAACAGTTTGTAGCCCAACCTAAAACGATTGCAAAGAAAACGGCAGGATTTAGATGACCACAACTGGCTCAACCCTATTCAACATGGACTTCACGGAGATTGCCGAGGAAGCGTGGGAGCGAGCCGGTCGTGAAATGCGTTCAGGCTATGACCTCAGAACCGCCCGTCGCTCCATGAACCTAATGACTATCGAGTGGCAGTCTAAAGGTATCAACATGTGGACAATGGAGCAGGGGTTTATTAACTTAATCCCGGGTTTAAACACCTATGCATTGCCTAAAGACACCATTGATTTGTTGGAGCAGGTAATCCGTACAGGCTCAAACACAGCTTCTACTCAGGCAGACCTGACAATCTCGCGTATTAGTGTTTCTACTTACGCCACCATTCCAAATAAACTTCAGCAAGCTCGCCCAATTCAGGTTTGGATTCAGCGTTTGTCTGGAGAAACCAACCCGACAAATTCAGTTCTGGTTGGGGCAATAAGTTCTACAGATACAACAATTACGCTAAGCACCATTGTTGGTTTGGCCGGTTCAGGCTTTATCCGTATTGGTACTGAAGACATTTACTACACATACGTATCAGGCAACGTGCTTGGTGGCGTGTTCCGTGGACAGAACAATACAACCGCAGCAGCCCATAGCGATGGCGATGCTATCTTTGTGCCTCAGCTTCCGGCAGTGACTGTATGGCCTACGCCAGATAACTCTACACCCTATCAATTCGTGTACTGGAGACTGCGCAGGGTGCAGGATGCTGGTGCTGGTATTGAGACAGCAGACATGAACTTCCGCTTCCTGCCCTGTTTGGTGGCTGGGTTGGCTTATCACATCGCAGTTAAAGTGCCTGAGTTAATGCCTCGCATACAGATGCTCAAGCAGATGTATGACGAAACATTTGAGATTGCTGCCGGTGAAGACCGTGAGAAAGCCCCGGCAAGGTTTGTCCCCCGTCAGATGTATATTGGTAATACATAATGGGAAATAGATTTGCATCCGGCAAGAAAGCGATTGCTGAATGTGATCGCTGCGGCCAGCAGTTTAAACTTAAGTATCTCAAGACCGAGATCATTAAGCAGCGTAAGTACGAGCTGCTGGTTTGCCCAGAATGCTGGGATCCAGACCAACCGCAGTTGATGCTAGGAACATTCCCGGTGGAAGACCCGCAGGCTTTGCGTAATCCCCGTAAAGATACAACCTACGTAACTTCTGGTGTAAACGTAAACGGAAACCCATCGGGCGGTTCACGGGACATTCAGTGGGGATGGTATCCAGTTGGCGGTGGCAGTTTAAATGATGTAGGACTCACACCAAACTACTTGGTGGCAACGACATTTGTTGGTACAGTATCAATATCTTAAGGAGTTAATTATGGCATTCACACGATCAGCAGACGGCATTGCTAAAAAAGGTAAGACCGAAGGCAAAAACTACGGCGATAGCGGCCCTATTGCTAAAATGACGCATGGCGGTAAAAAGACTAAAGGCGTAACTGGTGAAGCTATGCGTGCAGTTGGTCGCAACATGGCCCGCGCAAACAACCAAAAGCGAGGCTAATCATGGCTAAATTCAGCAAAAAGATAATGGGCAAAGAAGTTGGCGATGCCTCCGTCTATGCCGTACCACACACCATGACTGGTAAAGTTGTTAAAGCTTCTACCAATCCCGGCAAAGAACCTAATCGTAGCAAGCTAGATACATACGACATGAGCGTTGGTGCTGTTAGCAAGTCTGCTGGTGAAAAACCAACTAAGACTAGCGGCATTAAAGTTCGCGGTACTGGCGCAGCTACTAAAGGCGTGATGGCAAGAGGCCCGATGGCATGAACTACACCGAGCTTGTCACGCAGGTAAGCGATTACTGCGAGAACTCTTTCCCAACTGACAATATGAATACGTTCATACGTCAGGCGGAGCAGCGCATCTATAACACTGCGCAGCCAGCCAACTTGCGGAAGAACGTGACAGGCACAATTACCTCAACAAACAAATACTTGTCTGCCCCAGAGGATTTTCTCTCTGTATATAGCCTTGCGGTATATCCACAGAACACAACGACTGCTACCGGCGTTGCTGGGGCGAAGTCAATTGTGGTGGCATCTACGACAGGTATTGCGGTGGGTCAGCAAGTTACAGGTTCAGGTATTGGCACTAATGCGCAAGTAAGAAGTATCAGCGGAACCACGATCTACTTGACTGAAAACAACGCTACAACGATTGCAAACTCAGTGACCTTCCAAGGCGACTACTTGTATCTGCTGAACAAGGATGTGAACTTTATCCGTTCTGCTTATCCTCTGTCATCTTATGTATCTGAGCCTAAGCACTACGCACTGTTCGGCCCCACGGTCACTGGCGGTGTAGTTACAAATGAGCTGTCGTTTATTGTTGGCCCAACACCCAATGCAACTTACGTTGCAGAGCTGCATTATTACTACTACCCAGAGTCCATCGTCACTGCTGGCACTACTTGGCTGGGTGATAACTTTGATTCTGTACTTTTGTACGGCACAATCTGCGAAGCTCTTGTTTACATGAAGGGCGAGGCAGATATGATTGGCCTTGCTCAAGAACGTTACACACAAGCAATTGCTCTGTATAAAAACCTTGGTGATGGCAAGCAACGTGGCGATGCCTACCGGGATGGACAAGTTAGGGTTCCTGTCGCATGAGTTCAATTGTCCAAACCCAAACCACCAGCTTCAAAACGGAGTTGTACCAAGCTGTTCACAACATGCTTACGGACACGCTCAAGATTGCGCTGTACACAGCAAACGCAGATTTAAACGCTGCCACAACCGTGTACTCCACAACCAATGAAGTGACTGGCGGTGGTTATGTAGCGGGCGGTGTCACTCTAACTGGGGTGACGCTTAACTCTGACGGCTATACGGCTTACATTAACTTCAACAACGTTGTGTTTAACGCCTCAGTGACTTCTCGTTGCGCTTTGATTTACAACGTGACTCGGGGTAATAAATCTATTGCCGTGCTGGACTTTGGTTCAGACAAAACATCTACCAACTTTACAATCACAATGCCTGCCAACACTGCGACGGCAGCTTTAATCAGGAGTTCAAATTGATCGTTACTACTACCAAAGGCGAAATGGATGATTCTCTTCTTGAGAAAAAAGAAGGGGTCGTAGATAATGACAACGAAAACACCACTTGGGTGGAGTATTGGCTTGATGGTGAATTGGTTCACCGATCAGTCCATGTGACTTTAAAGAAACCATTAACTTATATGGCTGCTGAAGCCGCATCAATTGCATAAAAAGCAAACGTAAGATGGGCAAAGCCCACGAAAGGAACTATCATCGCTAACACTCAATCAATGTGCACTTCGTTCATGGGCGAACTCATGACGGCTACCCATAACTTTGGCACTGCACCAATCCGTGCGGCTACTACTGCCGACACATTCAAAGCGGCGTTGTATCTGACTTCAGCCACTATTAACGCAGCTACTACAGCGTACTCTTCTACCGGTGAAGTTACTGGTACAGGCTATACCGCTGGCGGCGTGACGGTGACCAACGCTACGGCTCCAATTGCCACAAACAGCTCAGCGACTGCTGGCGTGGCTTACTGGACACCTTCAGCGTCTATTACTTACACGACTGTGACTTTGAGCACAGCGTTTGATGCTGTGTTGATCTATAACAGCAGTCAGTCTGACAAAGCTGTTTCTGTACATACATTTGGTTCACAGACCATTACGGCTGGTACGTTCACACTGACCATGCCTTCCAACACCACAACAACCGCTTTGCTGCGCTTGTCCACAACCTAAAAGGTAAGCCATGTCTCTCGGCTGGGGTGACGGCGCGTGGGGGAGTAATGGCTGGGGCGGTACTCTCGATGCAACAGGAGTTGCCGCCGAAGGTGCGGTCGGTTCCGTCACATCTGACCGCGTTGTTGCTCTTTCCGGTGTCGCAGCTTCTGGTCTAGCTGGAGATATTGCCGAAGTCATCATCATCCCCGAGCAGGGTGATGAGGCGGTAGGTGAAGTTGGCTCCGTTGGTTTAACTGTAGAGGTAGCCCTGACGGGCGTAGCTGCTTCTGGCGCGGTCGGATCAGTTGTTCAGAGTCAGACGGTAGCTCTATCAGGGGATGAGGCTACAGGTGCAGTTGGCTCTGTTGTCAATTCATCCACTGTTGCACTAAGTGGTGTAGCGGCTTCTGGTAATGTTGGATCAGTTACACACGTTAAGACCGTCCCAATAACTGGGGTGACTGGTGCGGGGGCCGTAGGCACTGTTGTCCAGTCTGCGTCTGTTGAATTAGTTGGAGTAGCAGCTCTCGGTGCAGTCAATGCTGTTATCGTTCCTCTGCTGCCAAACAGTGCGACCGGTGCAGTAGGATCGGTATCAGGCGACAGACAGATTGCTTTGACTGGGGTGGCATCTAGCGCAGCGGTCGGTTCTATGGCGCTTGGCCCACGAGTATTCTCTTTAACCGGAAACCTTGCCAGTGGTTTCACGGGTGATGTAATCGCAGTTTATTGGAAACTAATTGATGACAGTGAAACTGCAAACTGGCAAAATATCACCAACTCACAGACACCCACTTGGACTATAGTTGACACTACGGAAACTGCCGATTGGGAAGAAATCGTAACTTGAGGTTTAAACATGACAACAGCATATACATCACTCTTAGGTCTGGCCCTTCCAGTCACGGGGGAATTGAGTGGCACTTGGGGTGACACTGTAAACAACAGCATTACGTCACTTGTTGACACCGCAGTAGCAGGAACGACCAACGTCAGCGCTGATTCAAACGTTACACTGACCACAACCACCGGTGCTTCTAACCAAGCGCGGCAAGCAATTCTGTTGTTCTCAGGTTCGCGTACAGCTATTCGCACAGTGACTGCTCCGGCCCAGTCAAAGATTTATACGGTTATCAATGCAACTACAGGCGGCTTTGCTGTTCAGTTGGTTGGCGCTGGCCCGACTACGGGTGTAACGATTGTTGCTGGTGAGTCTGCTGTATGTGCATGGAATGGTTCTGACTTTGTGAAGGTTAGCAATACGGGCGGCTCGGGCACATTCACGAACTTGACAGTTACGGGTGTTGCAACATTCTCTGCTGGCTCTGCTTCTACACCTGCATTGACAACTGCTGGTGACACAAACACAGGTATGTTCTTCCCTGCGGCTGACACGATTGCTTTTGCTGAAGGCGGCGTAGAGGCTATGAGGCTGGATGCTTCGGGCAATATGGGTATTGGTACAAGTAGTCCTGACTCAAAATTTCATGTTGTTAGCGGGGCAAGTTCTACGCTTGCTCAACTTCGTATTGGTTTTAACGGAACTTCCGTTAATTATTACGATGCCAATACGCACTACTTCCGAGATGGTTCTGGGCCGACAGACAGAATGGTGCTTAACTCCTCAGGCAATCTAGGCTTGGGAGTTACTCCTAGTGCTTGGGGTACTGCTAATGGCGTTAAAGCATTACAAACACCAGCAGGTGCGCTTTGGAACTTTACAAGTGGCAATTTGTATCTTGGTCAAAATTACTATTTCAATGGTACTAACAGACTTTATTTAAATAATACAGCGGCCTGTGAATATCAGCAAAGTGCTGGTATTCATTCTTGGTGGAACGCCCCATCAGGCACAGCAGGAAACGCCATTACCTTTACTCAGGCAATGACTCTGGATGCTAGTGGGAATTTGGGGGTTGGTACTACAAGTCCTAGTTATCGTCTTGATGTTAGCGGATTTAATGCAACAGCACGAATTAACTCATCAGTTGCTGGTGGAAACTCTGAACTTCGTTTCTTAAATGGAACTGGTAACAACGCTGCAATTCTGTTTGGCGACACAGACGCAGCAGATGTGGGTTTTATTCAATATGTACATTCTGATAACAGTCTTCGTATAAATGTAAACGCCGCAGAACGTGCCCGTATAGACTCAAGCGGTAACTTGCTGGTGGGGACTACGACAAGTAGTGGTAAAGTTACCATTGTAAATCCAACAAACGGCGCATTTACATTGAACTCCAGAAACACACAATCTTCTGGTAATGATGTTTACGGAATCGCATCTATTTTCCCAAATTTTTCTCCAAACAATACATCTTCTTTTTTCTTTTATGGCGCTGACAGCACTGCTGTGCGCTTAGAGGCTCGTGGAAATGGCGGTATTGCCAACTACTCTGCAAACGATGTCAACTTATCTGACCGCAGAGAAAAAACAAACTTTGCCCCTGCTAAGTCATACCTTGATGTCATCTGCGCTATTCCTGTTCAAACATTTAACTACATTGATCAAAATCTTGAAGAAGATGCTGGCTTGACATTAGGTGTGGTTGCTCAAGATGTTCAAGCTGTTGCCCCTGAGTTGGTGATGGAAAGTAACTGGGCAGGGAAAGATGAAGCACCAAAGATGCGTCTGTCAATCTACCAAACAGACTTGCAATATGCGCTGATGAAGTGCATCCAAGAACAACAAGCAATCATTAAATCGCAATCTGTTGCTATAGAAGCACTCAAGGCTCGTTTAGATGCCGCTAATCTTTAAAAGGAAAACATCATGTCTGTAACTTGGTCGATTAACACAATGGAACGTGACGTAGCTACTGGTTATGTCTCAGTAGTTCACTGGAATTGCACAGCAGTAGACGGAGAACACTCTGCCTCTGCCTACGCAACAGTTAGCTGGGCTGAAGGCACTCCTGCCGTACCCTATGCAAACCTTACAGAAACCACAGTCCTGAACTGGGTTTGGGAATCTGTTGACAAGGAAGCTACAGAGGCTTCTTTGGCGGCTCAGATTGCTTTGCTGAAGAACCCTGTAAAAGCCACAGGCACACCTTGGTAAAACGAGAAGCCATCACTCGATCTTGATGGCACACTAAAGGAAACTCATGGGCAACAACAACAAAACCCCTGTGAATATAGACGGCGTTGAGCACCAGTTTGAAGACTTGAGCAGAGAGCAGCAGATGCTGGTCAATCATGTCGCAGATCTTGATCGCAAATTAGACTCAGCAAGATTTAACGTGGATCAGCTCCAGGTGGGCCGCAACGCCTTCTTTGAGCTACTGAAGCAATCTTTAGCAAAACCAGCTGACGTAGAACCTAAGTAACCTTGTCTGGGGGTTTCGGCCCCCGCTGTTTGGTTACTGGAATTTGTTTTGAGTTGTACCTATGATTCCAATAGACCCAATATCAGCATTACAGGGACTACAGACTGCAATCAGCGTAGTCAAAAAGGCCAGCAAGGTTGCTAACGATCTGGCGGGATTGGCTCCATCCATTTCGCGGCTTTTTGATGCTAAGAGCACTGCTACCAAGGCGATGCTTCAAGCTAAGCGTACAGGTGGTAAATCCAACCTTGGTGCGGCGTTACAGATTGAGATGGCACTCGATGAGGCCAAGCGGTTTGAAGAACAGTTAAAGATGCTGTTCATGCAGGCGGGGCGCATAGACGTATGGAATGCGACCAAGGCTCGGCAAGCTGAGATGGATAGAGATGATGCCAGAGAAATGGCGGAGCTAAAGGCTGAAGAGAAGAAGCGCAAGGAAGCCGAGCGGGAACAGATGGAGTGGGCAGTTGGGATTGTAGTGATCGTGATGCTCTTAGGCGCAGTTGGTTGGGGGCTTAACGAGATGGCTGAGCTGTGTGCCAAGACAGGGTGTGGTCGGTGAATGAGTACCAGAAGCAGTTTGACCTTTTCCTTAAAGTCTTTGTCAGGCTGTGCGTGGCGTGGTGGGTGCTTGGCTTGCTCCGCTTTTTGCCCGATGACTTGGCCGACAAGGTTGTAAACAAACTACTGGGAATGATTGGTCTATGAGTGACGAAAAGCCAGCAGACGTATTGAGCAAGGTGCTGTCCTATGTGGATAGCCCGTTTAAATTGTTTGCTCTGCTGCTCATGGCGGTGTTTGCGTTTGCTGGGTACTTTGTTTGGCAGAACCAAGAACTGTTGATGGGGGCATATAAAGAATCTAAGAGAATGCCAAGCATTGTTGAGGACAGGGTGGAAGACGCTGCCGCCCACTTGTTTAAAACAACCAACGCTACCATTGTGGCTGTATTTAAAGTAAACCCCATGTTTGGAACCAGAGTGCTGTATCGTGCTTACACCAAAGAGGGTAGAGACAAAACTAATGATGGGCTTGATGTTGGGCTGTTTACTCAAAACCAAGCTAACAACGCTGATGTGATTAAACTGATGGCAAGTGAGATTCCTTGTGGCGAGTACAAGTCAGCGCAATCGGAAATGGGTTTATGGTATATCGCCAAGGGGGTTGCCTACACTTGCCGAGTCAGCATCCCACCTGATCCAAGCCGGTTTGTTGGACAAATTACTGTAGGCTGGGATAATGAACCCGATGACATTCAAGTAACAAGAACCATGATGGAAATTGCAGCAACCATGCTCAGTAAAAGCAAACAGTAAAGGATCAATATGCTAACCCTACTCTCAACCCTAATCTCTTTTCTAATGGGCGGTTTGCCCAAGATTCTGGAATTCTTTCAAGACCGTGCGGATAAGAAACATGAGTTAAACCTTGCCCAGATGCAAATCACCCGTGAGCTGGAACTGCGTAAAGCAGGCTTTGAGGCGCAAGAACGTATTGAGCACATCAAGTCAGAACAGCTAGAAACAGAGAGCGCAGCTAACACCAAGCAGATTCTGATCGGCGCTCAGCAGGCTGAAATGCAGGCCATCTATGCCCACGATACAAGTTTAAACGAGGGGACTTCCACATGGATGAAGAACCTCCGAGCTTCTGTTCGTCCCGTTATTACATACGGCTTCTTCTTCCTGCTACTGTTTATTGACATTGGCCTGTTTGCCTACGGCTGGAATAGTGGCGTACCATTTACAGAGCTGGCCGAGATGCTGTGGGACTCTGACACCCAAGCGCTGTTTGCTTCTATCATTGCTTTCCACTTTGGTGGCCGGGCGTTTGGCAAATGAAGATCTCAGCCAAGTGCCTGCACATGATCCGTCATCACGAGGGCGTGAGGCAGAATCCGTATAAATGCCCAGCCAAGTTGTGGACTGTGGGGGTTGGGCACGTTATGTTTCCAGAGCAAGGCAAGCTTAAGATAGACCAGCGGGATTCTTTTGTGCCCCCGCCAGAGGCTATGCGTAAACACTCAATGGAGGAAGTAGATGCAATACTTAGGGCAGACCTTGCTCGGTTTGAGAAAGGCGTGGCTACTTATTGCCCTGTGCCTCTTACTCAAGGACAGTTTGACGCATTGGTATCTTTTGCTTTCAATGTAGGGCTGGGTACTCTCCAGCGTTCAACTCTGCGTCAAAAGGTGCTGCGTGGTGATATGGAAGGCGCAGCAGAAGAACTGTTGAAATATTGCATGGCGGGGGGTAAAATTCTCAAAGGGCTACAGAATCGTCGCATTGACGAACGGGCCGTTTTTCTCTCTTAGGACTGCTCATGCCATTAAAGAAACTTCAGCAGAAAGCCGGTGTAAACAGGGAAAATACTCGCTATACATCGGAGAACGGCTACTACGTTTCTGACAAGGTTCGTTTCCGTCAAGGCACACCAGAGAAGATTGGTGGCTGGCAGCGTATTTCTTCGGCTATTTTCCAAGGTGTTTGCCGTTCTTTGTGGAACTGGGTTACTCTGGGCGGGCAGAACTTACTGGCAATTGGTACAAATCTGAAGTTCTACATTGAAAACGGTGGCTTGTATTACGACATTACTCCCTTGCGCTCGGCTGTACAAGCTCCTGTAACGCTAAACAATCCATTTGATACTACATCTGGGTCAGCTGTTATTAACGTAAATGACACTGCCCACGGCTTACTTACCGGTGATATTGCTAACTTCTCTGGGGCTGTTGCGGTCGGTGGAATTCCAGCAGAAGTACTTAACACTAACCACACCATAACGTATGTTGGAGCTGATGACTACACCATCACTGTATCCACTACTGCATCATCTACTGTGACAGGCGGGGGCGGCGCATCTGTTTCAGCAACATACACAAAGCTTAGCGTTGCACTGACAAACCCATTTGCTACGGTCAACGGGTCTACAACCGTCACTGTGACTGACGCAGCTGGTGGCTATACAAACGGTGATTTCGTTACTTTCAGCGGTGCTACGGCTGTTGGTGGTCTTACTTTAAACGGTGAGTATGAGCTAACCATAACCGGTACATCTACTACCCAGTACACCATTACTGCGGCCTCTGCCGCCACTTCCACTGCTACGGGCGGCGGGTCTGCTGTAGTGGCTGCTTACCAGATTAACATCGGTGCTCCTTATGCGCTTCCTTTGGTTGGCTGGGGTGCTGGCCCGTGGGGTGCTGGGCCTTGGGGCGTTGGTGTTGAATCAACTGACCAGATGCGTATTTGGTCACAGGCTAACTTTGGTGAAGACTTACTCTTTGCACCTAATGGTGGTGAGATCTACGTCTGGAAGGCAAGCTCTCTGCTGACTTCACGGGGCGTGGCTATTAACAATCTATCGGGAGCTTCTTCCTGCCCAACGATTCAGAGTTCTATTCTGGTGTCTGACGCTTCACGCTTTACGTTTGCGTTTGGCTGTAATGACTATGGAAGCACCATTCAAAACCCCATGCTAATCCGCTGGTCTGACCAAGAAGATTATTTGGAATGGTTCCCTTCTGCTACAAATCAGGCTGGTAGCTTACAGCTATCCCACGGCTCAAAGATTGTTACTGCGATTCAGACCCGGCAGGAGATTGTTGTGTTTACAGACTCAGCTCTGTATTCATTGCAGTACCAAGGGCCGCCAGCGGTATGGGGTTCTCAGTTGCTTGGAGACAACACTTCTATTGCTGGAACAAACGCCGCAGCTACTGCCACTGGCGTTGTGTACTGGATGGGCATTGATAAGTTCTACAAATACGATGGCCGTGTTCAGACTCTTAGATGTGATCTGCGTCAGTATGTTTTCCAAGACATTAACTTGGAGCAAGCAGACCAATTCTTTGCTTCTACCAATGAAGGCTTTAACGAGATCTGGTGGTTCTACTGCTCCGCTGGGTCGTTCACTATTGATAGGTATGTAACGTACAACTACTTAGAAGATGTCTGGGCTTACGGCACAATGGCCCGAACAGCGTGGATTGACTCTGCCCTGCGTAAGTACCCAATGGCGGCTACTTATACGTACAACATTGTCTACCACGAACAGGGTAATGACGACAACGAAACCGGTACAACTCTACCAATCAACGCAGTCATTGAGACTACCGAGTTTGACATTGATGACGGCGACCACTTTGGGTTTGTCTGGCGTATTGTCCCTGACATTACGTTCAGGGGATCTAACGCTACATCTCCGCAAGTCACAATGACTTTGATCCCCATGCAGAACTCTGGGTCTGGTTACAACGATCCAATCTCTTTGGGTGGTAACTCAGACGCTACTGTTGTGCGTACAGCTACTGTGCCGATTGAAGAGTTCACTGGTCAAGTTTACGTTAGGGTGCGTGGCCGTCAGATGATTATGAAGGTGGAATCCAATCAGCTTGGATGCGCATGGCAGCTTGGTTCACCCCGTATTGACATCCGTCAGGATGGCCGCAGAGGTAACTCATGAGCTTAATTATTACGTCAGAGTTTGAGCTTCAGAGGGTGCAGCCCCCTGCTTTGCCGTTGGCAACAGAGCAATACAACAAGGCGTATCAAGACCAGTTAAACAATGTGCTCAGGTTGTATTTCAACCGTATTCAGAACATTCTCAATCAACTAAACTCAACTGGGATTCAGCCGTCGTTGACTAACTACACTGTGGCAACCCTACCCAGTGCGGTCACTTCAGGTAAAGGTGCTAGGGCGTTTGTTACTGATGCTTCAGCCCCAAGCTTCGGTGCTACTGTTGCAGCTGGCGGAGCAGTAGCCGTGCCTGTATATTCAGACGGAACAAATTGGAAGGTTGGCTAAACATGGCTGAAGATTACAAGCAACTTATAAAGAAACAAATTCTTGGCCAAGGTTTAACTGGCAAATGGTCTGGTGCGGGTCACGGTTCTGCTGAGGCAAATGCCGATGACATGGCTAGGATTCTGTCTAGCATTGGCATTACCGACATCAAGCAGTTTGGTAAGGTTCCAAAGTACGAACCCGTTCAAGAGATTGGTAAAACATACAACGGCAATCAAGTTGTTCAACTCTATGATGAAGATACTGGCACTTCCAGAAACGTCATTAGGCAACCCGATGGCGGCGCTGATGAAGAGGGAAACCCAACATATAAGATGGTTGATGTCCCAAAAGATGCAAAGCTAGAAACTAATTACGGTTTTGCGCAAGACAACGGAGAAGGTGGTGTCAACTACACGCCAGTTGATCCATCAAAAGTTAAAACGGTAAATGGGCAAGCGGTAGCCGATACTGGGCAAACAACATTTGGAAATAAAGTTACTGGTCAAGAAGTCCCGAACACATACACCGAGCGCCAAACGGGGAACTTCTTTGGTGGCACTTATGAGGGAAAAGGCAACACCGGTTACGGTGTGCAGTTTGATTCCCAAGGTAATCCTATTTTTTACACGCAGGGCGCGTCCAGCAGTGACTTGGGGAATATTGCGCCACTTCTGTCAATTGCTTCATTTATCCCCGGCGTAGCTCCATTTGCTCAAGGTTTAAACGCACTGATTGCAGCCAAACAAGGCAATATATTGGGGGCTGTTGCGGGCGCTGCGGGTCTTGGTGGCATGACTGAAATTGCCAACGCAGCTAAATTCGCAGGCGCTTTAAAGAGTGGTGATCCGTTAGCAATTGCTATGGCTGGCGCTAACGCCGGTGGAATAAGTGATGTTGGCGGCTTTGACCTTAAAGATATTTCCAAAACAATTGGCGCGGTTAAAGCAATTGAAAGTGGTGATCCACTAGCCATACTGCGCTATGGCATGGATGCTCTGCCAAAAGGTGACGGCCTTACATCTTCTATTGGCCCCGGCAATATGGATGAGTTTAGGGAAAACTTAATTCCCGGATACTTCCAACCCGGTGGTGAAGGGTACATGGCCCCTTCTGGTGACGGCGAAAACGTATTTGACCCAACCTTTGGCGGCACAATGCCAACCGGCCCCGGCTACATTGATGAAACAACGGGTAAGTTTATTTCAGATCCCTTGGGTGGGCTGCAAGGCCCACTTGGGCCAGAGACAGGTAACTTTGATCCAAACAAAGAGTGGGAATACAGCCTGACCAGACCCGGAGTTTGGACAAGCAAGGATGGCGAAGAGATTGATGTGAGCTATATGCCAGATCAAGACACAGCCATAAGCGGTGCGGAGTTGATGAAAAGAGCTGGGGCTATGCCCGGTGGGGCTAAGAAAGCAGCTCCAGCAAAACCCGGAGCTAGACCGGCTGCTCCAACCACCCCCGGCGCAAGGCCCACTACACCCGGCACAAACCCTGCGGTAGATGCGATTGCTAACTTATCCAATCAACAGCAACAGCAACAAAACTCTTTGTTGAACATGATGATGAGTGACAAGACTGAGGGTGCTAAGATAAAATCTTACAAAGAGTTGTTTGGGGAAGATTTGTTTGGTGGGAGTTACGTCCCGCCTTCTGCGCTTGGTGCAAGTGACGGATTCTCAGGAATGCCGATGCAAGGAATGCAGCAAGAGCAGCAGGAGCAGAATGACGGGGATGACAGGTTTTCTAATGGTGGTCGCGTAAACAGTATTGACGTTGACACCTTGTTACAAATTTTGAGGAGTTAATATGGGCATTCCAATAGAAAATAAATATGGTAGCGATTACGGACAATATGTTCCTGACGTTATGTCCACGATAGGTGGTGAGGCTGCGCGATTTTTACCAATGAGCGAAAGATATGCAATTGGCCCGAATGCCACGGGTGTAGATGGCAAATACGGCAGTGAATACGGAAAAAGAATCCCTGATAACATGCTGGTGGGCATGGGTGGCACAGAGGAAACCGGATATAAGTCTATCCCCGGCGGCAATCTACCGTTTGACTTAAACAAACTTATTGGCATTTCCCCCGACAGCACTTCGCAATACAGAAATGCAGATTCGCCCAGCAATCGTGACATTGAAAAAGAATACAATCTTTTAAATCGCTCAAATATTACCAACTCCATCAATGATCTTTTTGGAAGCAATCTGTCTGGAGCAGATATAGCAAGCCGTATTGCTGTTCTTGGTGGTGGCTTGGCTGGCGGTCTAGGGATGTTTGCACCCAACAGACAAAAAGTTGGATACCAAGGTGGTATTCCTAAGTTCACCGCAGAACGCAACATGGTGACTGCTCCTCCCGCTGGCAGCCGTCCCGGTGCTGGTGGTGTTAACTACGGTGGCGATGTTAATTACGTGCGTCAACCCGGATCTCCTTCCACTTCTTCTGGTGGTGGCGGTGGAGGCGGCGGTGGTTTTGATTTAGGAAACGTAGCCAAAATAGCTGGTGGCGCTGGATTGGCCGCATTGCTTGGTAACTATCTTAGTAAACCCGGCGCACTAAGCGGTATCTCTGGTGGTTTAAATTCTATTTTAAAGGGCATTGGTTCTGGCTCTGGTTCCGGTTCTGGCTCTGGTGCGCCCGCAGGAACACCAGATGAATTTACTGGAATTGATAAACAGATTAGAGACAATCTACTGCGGCAGCTTCCAAATCAGTTAAACGAAGAAGAAATTCAAGCTGAGTTTGATCGTCTTCGTGGCGAAATACCAGAGTATGAAATGCCGATGTATATAGAAGATACAGAACCTTTCAACAATTACACTTACTCAAGTGGTGAACTTGATTACGCTAAGGGCGGTAGCGTACCCCGCTACCTACAAGGAGAGACTGATGGTATGGCCGATAAGATTCCAGCACGTATTGGCCAAGATCAACCCGCCGCGCTAAGCCATGGCGAGTTTGTTGTTCCTGCGGATGTTGTGTCTCATTTGGGCAACGGCAACTCTGATGCCGGAGCTAAGAAGTTGTACAGCATGATGGACAAGATCCGTCAAGCCCGTACCGGCACAAAGAAACAAGGCAAGAGAATTAACCCAGACAAGTTCATGCCCGGTGGTTTGGCTCAAGCTTATGCCAATGGCGGATCAGTTAAGCGGTATCAAACTGGCGGCGCTTTGCCCTCTGGCTCAACAGGATCAGAGCAAACACTTGCAAGCTGGACTGGTGACTACATTCCTAATATGCTTGGTAAAGCTGAAGCTTTGGCTAGTGCTCCGTATCAACAGTACGGCGGCCCACTCTCGGCTGGTGCTTCCGGCTTACAACAGCAAGCATTCCAAGCTGCGGGTAATCTGTCCGTGCCTAGCAGTGTTGGTCAAGCTACGCAGACTGCGGGCGATATTGCTGCCAAGGCTCAAGGCATAAGCTACGACCCAACAAAGTTTGATAACCAGTTTAAAGCACCAGAACTTTCTGCTGCCACGCAGTTTACAAACCAGTTCAAAGCACCTGACCCGTACCAAAGTACAACGTTTAAATCAGGCACTTTCGGTCAGGAGCAAGCTCAGCAGTACATGAATCCGTACTTGCAGGCTTCTTTAAACCCACAACTGGAAGAGGCTCGCCGTCAGTCAAACATTAGCGAGCAAGCCAACAAAGCCGCGATGACTAAGGCTGGTGCTTTTGGTGGTGGCCGTAGCGCCATTTTGACCGCAGAGAACCAACGCAATCTTGGCACTAACTTAGCCGGTATCACTGGTAAGGGTTACGACACTGCGTTCCAGAATGCTATGTCTCAGTTTAATGCTGACCAAGCCCGTAACATGCAGGCACAGCAGGCATCTGAGCAGTCTAAGCAGTTCGGTGCTACTCAAGGTATGACCGCCGCTGACATGATGGCCAAATACGGTATGTCTGCACAGCAAGCTCAAGAGGCTGCGCGTCAGTTCAACCAAGGTCAGTCTATGACTGCGGCTCAGCAAGCCGCTCAGTACGGTCAAGCCGCTCAACAAGCTTCTGAACAATCTAAACAGTTTGGTGCAAACTTGGGTCTACAAGGTCTTCAGACCGGTCTTCAGGCTGCAAAAGCTCAAGGCGATTTGGGGATTTCTGGTGGTCAGTTGGGCTTGGCTCAGTTGCAAGAACAGTCACGCCTTGGCGCTCAACAGCGTGGCATTGAGGCTGAAGGTATCGCAGCAGACAAAGCTGCATTTGAAGAGGCTCGTGCCAACCCATTTAAGATGCTTCAGTTTCAGCAGTCTATGCTCCAAGGTTTGCCAATTTCTGCAACCAATTACTCAATGCCTGAGCCAGACGCTTTTACCAATGCTGCTCGTGGTGCGACGACTGTGAATCAGTTACTTAAAACTTTGGGTCTGGGGTCTTCATCCCCAAAGAGGTAACCCCCTCCGGTTCTTCGGATTCTGGCGGGGGCTTGGGTTTAGGTTTAGTTGGTGGTTTGGCTGCGGCGGCGGCGGCACGCCCTGCTGCGCCTGAGCCTATGTACACGCCAAGGCAAGAGCCTTCTTATGCGTATAACCCACCGCCTCCTGCTCCGCCACCTCCGCCACCTCCACCTCCTGCTCCTCCGCCACCACCAGCGTCCGAGCCGGTTCCACCGCCTCCGCCTATTACTGCGCCAACACCTCAGCAAGCACCCATATTCACGCCACCTCAGCCTCCTCAAGAATTTGAGTACATGCAAAACGGTTTTAATGTTGACGACACGCCTGCGTACATCAAAGTGGCTAAAGGTGCTGCGGGAAATGCAGCGGTACAGCTTCCACCAGAACCTGTTTACACACCACCCCCAGAGCCTGATTATTTTGCACAGCAATTTGGGCCAGATGTTTATAGTCCAACACCTGCTCCCGCATATACGCCTCCTCCAGAGCCTGTTTACACGCCCCCAGAGCCTGACTATTTTGCGCAGCAGTTTGGCGGTGGAGAAACTGCCGGTGGTGGTTATGGGGGCTATGGCATAGACGACCGGTATTACGAGCAAATGTTTGCCAAGGGCGGTTTAATCGATCTTCTCCGTAGACGTTAAGAGAAATTTCAATAAAATGAGCACAGTTATTAGAAGGAATCATCATGGGTATTGATCAACTTGTAAACGCATACAAAGGCAACCCACAGCCTTTGCAAGCTAAAGTTCAGCAGGCTCAAAAGGGCCAGCCTCCCGGAGCCATTCCACCCGATTTGGAAGAAGCAATTGCGCTTCAAAAGATTACTGAATTGCGTAACAGTGCGCAGGCTCAGCAAGCTATGCAAGCTGGCGGTGCTCAACCTTCTATCGTTGAAAAACTCCGTCAGATGTTAAGTGCTGAACAAAGACAGCAAGCTCAACCCCCGCAGATGCCCCAAGGCGGCCCACAAGCTATGCCTCAAGGTGCGCCACAAGGCGCTCCTCAGCCACCACAAGGTGTTGATGCTCTGCCAACTAACGTAGGCCAACAATACGCAGAAGGCGGCATTATTGGTAATGTCCGTCATTTTGATAATGGTGATCTTGTTGTCGATCCTATGGGTGGAGTTATTCAATCCAGCTCTGATTCAAAAGATGACCGCACTATTTTGGAGCGACTTGGTATTTTTAATCCAGAAAATCGTCGCGCTCTTGAAAGAGCTGAACGTCAGAAGCGTGAGCGTGAGGCATTGGGTTTAAAACCCGGAGAAGTTGAGCGTGGTCGTTTGCCAGACCCACGCGCATCCGCCACTCCATTCCCTAATGCAGAAGCTCAACTTGCTGCTTCTGCGGATTTTGCCGCTCAATCTCAACCCAAACCTCGTGTAAACGCTGCCCCCGCAGCAAGCAGCGGCGAATCTTCAACCGCTGGCTCTGGAGCGCCCGGGATGCCACGTAATTTGTCGTTTACACCATCGGCAGGTGGAGGCAATGAGTATTTAAGAAAAATGCTTGACCGTGATGAAGATGTCTTGGCAGGTGAAATGCGAGCCAAGTTTTTAAACGAAGTTGGCAAGAAAGATCTGTCCATTTACGATGAAATGGCAGCCGAACTAAAAGCCAGAAAAGAGCGTTTAAAAGGCCCAGAAAAAGGCTTTGACTCATTGATGGAGTACTTAGGCGCTATTGCTCAATCTGGCGGTGGCCGTAGTTGGATGGAAGCTGGCGCAAAAGGTGCTGCTGGCTTATCTGCATTGCAGAAAGCCCGCCAAGACCAACAAGACGCTCTGGTTGACAAGATCCTTGATCTTGGAGCCAAGAAGAAAGAAGCTGAATATGGTGAACGTCTTGGTATGTTTAACCTCACCAAAACTGAGAGAGACAAGATTATTCAAGACAAGAGGGCAGTCGCTGAAAAACTTGGTCTGTCTGAGGATAAAGAAAGAGAACTTATTCAGAACGCTTTGCTTGAAGAAGCCAAGATGAAGAACCAAATGGCTGTTGCTCGTATGGGTGGTCGTGATAATTTGGCTGAACGTGCGGCAAAGATTAGGGCTGAAAACCCCGGCATGTCTTTTGAAGAGTCTATTAGACGTGCATCTTTGGCTGGTAGTGCAGCTTCAGTAGGTGGTACTGATGCACGTAGAGACAAAGCTTACATTGATGCTAAAAACAAGATTGATGAGCGTTTCCAGCATTTAATCAGCGACACTCCTTATGGCAAGAAGCAAAAAGAGTTGTACGACAAAGCTATTTCTGATTTAAACGCTACATTTGGTGTAAGCGGTAGCGGTATAAACACGCTGCCAGCCGCAGCACAACCAATTCCATCCGGAGCAAAACCAAGTGACTTGTCCGTTGGAACTGTTTATCAAACCGCCAGAGGCCCAGCAAAATGGAATGGTAAAGCATTTGATCCAGTGCAATAATAGCCTCATAGGAGTTTGTAATGGCAAAAGAATTCTCGTTTGAAGAGGCAATTGGCACACCTAAAGAGGAAAAAGAAAAGAAGTCGTTTTCTTTTCAAGAAGCCGTACAGCAACCAAGTGCTCCTTTTTCTTTTAAGAACATAGGTCTTGCTTTCGGCCAAGGATTGACCGGTGCAACGCAAGACATTTCTAGTATTGCCGGTGCAACCAATCCTCTTGCTCAAGGCTTAGGTAGTTTGCAACAAACTGCTGGCGAGGCAATGACTCCCGAACGCAGGGCTGAAATTCTACGTCGCCAACAAATTGAGAAAGCCGCAGAAGGCAACACTTGGGAAGAGATCAAAGCCAAGCTTGGCGGTGTTGCTGAGGCTCCCCTTATTACCGCAGCTACAGTTGCTGGCGGTATAGTTCCATACGTAGCAGGTACGCTTGCTGTTCCTCAAGCTGCTATTCCTGCAATGGTTGCAAGGCTTACTGGCCTTGGCATGTCTGCTAAGACGGCCCAGAGGGTTGCATCTGCAGTGCCTGTCACTGCCGTTGGTGGGGTGATGGGTCTTGGCGGTCAGAAAGCCCAAGACTACGACACAGTCAAACGTGAGTTGCTTGAAAAGGGTGTTAAAGAAGAAGAAGCGGAAATCCTTGCTCAAAAGGCCGCAGAGTATTCTTTAAAGAATCTTCCTAGACAAGCCGCAGCTGCTGGCGCTGGCGCTTTTGAAGGCGCTATTGGTGCTGAAGCATTATTGAGCCGTGCTGTTAAGAAGCCTCCCCAAGTCCAAGGCAAGCCAGTCAATATGCCTGAGCCAACTTGGAAAGAAGCTATTGCAAAAAGCACTGTTGGCGAAGCTTTGCCTGAAGGCATTCAGTCTGCGGTTGGTACTGCCGGAACGAACGTTGCCCTGACCGAGGCTGGTGTCCCCACAGACATCACCAAAGGCTTAGTGTCTAGCGCAGTGCGTGATACGCTGGTTGGCGGCCTCATGGGTACGGCTGTCTCTCCGTTGAAGATGAGAGAGCTACGCCAAGAATATGTAGCCAACGAAATAGAATCCCAAAGAGAATTCCAAAAGCAGCAGCGCGAAGAAATTGCTGCCGCAAAGAAACGTTTAGACGATCAATTGGCAATGACCAAGAACCCTCTTGGATCATTCACTATGGCAGATCTTGGCCCAGACTTAGCCAAGACTGTTGAGCAACACCGTATTGATACAGGTAAGCCAGCACTTACATCTTATGCTCTGGATGACATCATTGATGCTCTTCCCGGCGTAGACAAAGCCAAAGAGACAGAGAGTTTAAACGCATTGATTGCAGCCAAATCTGGCTACACCAACGAGGTTTACACGCCTGCCCAGCTTATTGATATTGCTCAGGCTAAGAACGTGGATAGTGCTGCGCCTAGCTTTGCTGACTTCCTGTCTAGAACGACCGGTGTCAGTGATCCAATGCAGATGTCTCAGCCTCAGCTTCATGCGGCTATTACGTCCTTGGATAAACTGCCCGGCTTCGCCGCACCGCAGGCTCTGCCTGAAGGTTCAAATGCCACCCGCTACACACCCGAGCAGCTGACGATTGCCATTGACAGTTTAAACGCCAAGATGGACTTACTTGGCAAGGACGACCTGAACTTCAAGGAAACGACAAGCACGATAGAGCAAGCCACAGGACTCAAAGGTTCTGCGGTTAATGCATTGCTTAACGATGCCAACCGCACTGGTAGCATCGTTACAGAAGGTCAGAAAGTTAGCGTTCCCTCACGCACAATACCTACTGGATACGGCATTTCTGAGGAGTTTGGCGTAGAAGAAGAAGTCGCAGATGCGTATGACATCATGCGTGGCGATGAGAAGCTGACCTCCGTGCCAGACCAGAAAGCCGCTGACACTCTCTTAGAGAAGCTGCAAAAGATTACAGAAGCTGACATCAAGAAAGTTGATGCAGATCTCAAGGCTATTGATGAAAAGACAGCCAAGTCTGAAGACGAGCTAAACAGATTGATCGTTGAAGGCAAAGCTAACACTCCAGAATACAAGGCCGCAGAGAAGGCTCATCAAGACCTGATGGATGCCTCTATGCCCACCATTGCAGAATTGGTGGCTAAGAAGGAGTCTTATGGTAAACCCTTGGAAGCTGTTCCAACAGGCGTTAAAACAGTCAAGCCTGCTTCTTACATTGTGCGTAAGGGTGATGAGATCCGCACCATTGCACAAGACCGTGCTGCGGCTGAACAGGCTATCTTTGAAGAACTATCTGAGGCAGACCTTCAAGACCTTGTAAAGCGGCCTTCGCCTGCGTTACAGCAGCGTGTAAACGCAGAGCTCCAGCGCAGAGCAGCATTGCCGGTTACCGGCGCTCCTGCAACAGCGGTAACGCCTGAGCAACAAGACAAACTGGACAGGTTGAAAGTTGAGCTTCCAGCCCTGCTTACCAAGTTTGGCCTGAAGGATGTTGGCCTCAAGATTGTTGATGCAATTGAAGGTGGTGCTGACGGCTCCTACCAAGCCAAGTTAATTCAGATTGCATTAAGCTCAGAAAACCCTATTACGACCCTGCGCCACGAGGCCATCCACGCTCTGAAAGAGTTAGGCTTCTTTACACCTCAGCAATGGAAGGCATTGGAGCGTCAGGCTGAGAAGGAATGGGTACAAAAATACCTGAAGAACGTCAGGGTTGAAGTTGGTGGGCAAACAATGTCCCGCTATGACGCTTATGCCAACGGTGTAAAAGATGCAAAAGGCGAGTACATCCTAAATCCGCTTAGCGCAGAGTCTGTACTGGAAGAAGCTATTGCCGATGCGTTTGCTGACTTTGATGTAAACAAAGCGCCTCCCGGAATGTTGACTGCGTTGTTGAACAAGCTCCGTAACTTCTTCACTGCGCTGCGTAACAGTTTAAACGGTGCTGGATTCCAGACATACGAAGACGTGTTCGGTAAAGTTGAGAAGGGTCAGCTCAAAGCTACCGCTCCAGAGGTTGAGGTCGAGCAGAAATTTAGCCTTGCACCAGAAGGAATACCTCAAAAGCTTTGGGATTTGCATAACAAGGCTATGGCCGCTGATGAGGCAGCTAGTACTTGGAATGCTGGCTCTAGAAAAGCTAATGCAACCAAAGCAAGCAATCGTTTAGTTCGGGCTGTGGATGAATATTTCCCTGATGATTATCAGGCGCAAATGGCAATCATGACCAGAATGAATGAGGAATCCAGTAAGCGCGGAGAAGGCTTCTTTGGCACTCCAAAATTTAGTTTGGATACTAAAGCTGAAAAACGTCCAGAGACTACTGAATCTAAAAAATCTCTTGTTCGTGCTGCAGTTGAAGGCGAGACAGAGATCTCCACACGCAATCCACAAGGCGTTAAACGCACTAACGACCCCATCACAGACATGCTGTCAATTGATGAGGCGGCTGTACGTGAGGCCATGAAGGCCAACCCCGATATGTATAAACGCACCATCCAAGCCATTAAGGGTTATGGATTTGTGCCAAACAATACAGCTCCTAATGATGTAATCAATGTGTTTAAACGCAACATCATTAGCAATTTGCTGTATCTCTATAACAAAGTTCCTGCGGATATTCGTGAGCGCAGTAAGCTTTGGTATGACGGTGCAAACCGTATTGCCACCGACATGAGCAAGGAATACAAGGTTTCCATGGAGCAAGTGGCTGGCATCATGGCCGCTATGTCTCCTCAGAAAGACTGGTTCCAAAACGTTTCTATGGCTGAACGTGCGTTAGACATCTTGACTGAACAAGGCGATAAGTCTTGGGATGCCAACATGCTTAAATACGCTGAGAGCTACGTCAAAGAAGCTACCAGCCGCAAGGAGCGTGAAAAGCGTCAAGCAGCTTTTGACAAGATCAAAGGCGTAGCCCGTGCAAAAACAACTTTAAACGACATGTCGCAAGATGATGCGGCTGCGTTTATACGTGCTTATGACGAGGCTTACAACTCCCGTCAATACAGAATTGTCACCCCAGAGGGTGGCTTTGGTGATTACGTTCGTAAGAATGATGGCGAGCCTGCCACCATGATGTGGTCTACATACGATCCAATCAAGAAGACTGTCAGCATTTTCCGTGATGGAAGTCGCAAAAACATTAGCGAGCAGTTGGGCGAAGAGCACAAGATCCGTTCTTTCTACAACAACATTGCCGCTCCCAACAGCGACATTGGTCACGTAACAATTGATACCCACGCAGTTGCCGCAGGCTTGTTTGAGGCTTTGGCTGGCACAGACCAAGAAGTTATCCACAACTTTGGTGGCACGGGTAAGAACATCAATCTTGGTGTTGGTGGTACATACGGCATCATTGCCGATGCCTACCGTGAAGCGGCTCAGCAAAAGGGTGTCCGTGCCCGTGAGATGCAATCCATTACATGGGAAGCTGTTCGTGGCTTGTTTGGTGAAAACATTAAGAGCACCATCAAGCCTAAGATCCGTGCAGAGTGGACTAAGTACAAGACTGGTGAGCAATCATTTGATGCCACCCGTGAGAAAGTTATGGAGATTGCCGGTGGAATTGACAACCCTGATTGGGTTGGAACTGGCGCTGGAGATTTTGTTGCCGACGGCGGATCAAGCTACGACAAAGCGTTTACACCAGAAGGTGGTGTTCGTCTGCGTGAAGAGAAGGACATCCGTGAGAAGTTAACCTTCAACCTGTCTGCGGTTACATCATCCATTCCCGGCCTGCGTGAGTTGTATCAACGTGCAATGGGGCGTGATAAAGAAGCCTACACCGTGCTCCAACGAGTTGCGGAAAGCTCTCTCAAGTTCTTGTTGAGTGGTACAGGTGCAAAGGTTAATGTTGAGTACGCCAAGGGCGTGTATCTGTCAGACCGTGAGCCATCTATTTCTGTTGGAGTTGCATTCTCCGAAAAAGAAATGAGCAATGTGATGGCTGGGTTGGCTAAGTTTGCAGAAAGCTATAACCAACAACAGATCCATGTGCGTCAAGAGACTGCGCAGAAGTTTGGTCATAACTTTGGCGATGGCTCATACGCCACCGCAGTGTATGAAATTGACCTCAAAAAATCGTTAAACAACGAAGCTATTTCAAGAGTTATTGACGACAGCGGCCTACAAGGTTTTACAATCACAGATAAAACCCTGACTGCATATTTTGTAAGGACAGAAGGCAATGAACAAGACAACTTCAAATCTTTCGGAGAGCGGATCAAGCGAGTCCACGAATTGGTGGGAGACAGCTCTAGCCGACCTAGACGAACAATTGAACGCCTCTACGTCTACGGAGAAGGATACGGAGCAAGGATCCCGTACAGCGAAGTCGCGTACCCTTCAAGCGACATTCGTACCAAGCAAGCGAGTGATACAGTAACTCCCAAGCTTATTGCTGAGTATTTAACAAAAGCTCCTGTTACAACGTTTAAACAGAAGCCGCTTAGCGCCAAGCAGGTCAAAGAACAGGAAAAGTTATCTAGGGCATTTGATGCCATGCCTGTTAACGACCTGAAGAATCCGTTGGTCAAACGAGCCTACACTGCGTTGGCAAACTCTCTTAAAGAGCAATATCAAGTCATGCCTATTAAGGTTGAGTTGATGGAGACCATTGACGAGCCTTACGCCAACAGCGATGCTGTCCGTCGGGATGTAAGTGTAAACAACAGATTTAAGGTTTACGCCACTTCTCCTGAGACATTTGGCCCACCCGGTTCAAACTTCAAAAACCATCCGCTGCTCAAAGACTCCGGGCTAAAGGATGTAAACGGCAAGCCAATGCTGTACAACGACTTGCTCCGTGCAGTCCATGATTACTTCGCCCACAACCTGACTGAGACTCAGTTTGGCCCTAATGGTGAAGCTGCCGCTTGGCGCAACCACATGTCTATCACGCCTGATCCGTTTGCACGTTGGGCATTGACATCAGAAACCCGTGCGCAGAATGCATGGCAAAACTTCCGTCCAGAAGCAAAAGGCTTGAGCCTTATTGAAAGAGGATTTGCAGATCAGAAGGCGGCTTTGCCACCTCTTGAGTTTGTGATGACTGGTGATGCAAAGATTGACCAGCCTGTTACCGAGCTGAAGGAAGTGCTAACGCCAGAACAACAGCGTGGCAGTGTTCCAACTACGGCTAAGTACAGCCTACGTAAAGCTCCAGATACACCTGAATTTAAACGCTTCTTTGGCAACAGTGTTGTCGTCAATGACGACGGCACACCCAAAGTCATGTACCACGGCACTGCCCGGAACATTGATACGTTTAAACCACGTCAAGCTGGCGCTATTTTTCTAACTGAGAACCCAGAGTTTGCAGGCGAATACGCAGATGTTTCTGCTGAAAACAAAGCCCTTGAGCGTAATCTTTCTGATTACTCTGCACAGGAATTGGATAAAGCCAAGGTACAAGCCATTGCTGATGTCCGTGCATCCTATGGAAACAACAAAGAATCTGCAGGTCTTATCAAAGAGATAAGGTCTGGCAACCCACAGGGTGAGGCTTTAGACTTCCTCAAGCTTGCCGCTGATAAGTTGTTCCCTGAAGCAGGTCAAAACATCATGCCCGTGTATGTGCGGGCTGAGCGACCATTTGACTACGAGAACCCAGATCATGTTGCTGCGCTTGGTTTAAACGACATAGACACAGAAGATCTTGCCAACAACGTAGCTAGACTTGAGTCTGACCGTGTCCAAGATGCAATCAGGGCCGCTGGTTTTGATGGCTTCTATATCAAACAGGGCAAGCAAAAGAACCTTGCAGTCTATGACCCCGTGCAGATTAAGTCTGCCACAGGCAACGTAGGAACGTTTGACACAACCAATCCTGACATTCGTTACAGCCTGCGTAAAGCACCAGATACTCCAGAGTTTAAACGTTGGTTTGCTGGCAGCAAGTTTGTTAACGCGGATGGAACACCTAAAGTTCTGTATCACGGAACCAAGAGCGACATTGATACCTTCAAGGTTGGCAATGGTGCATTTGGACGTGGCGTTTATGTAACAGAATACCCAGACAGAACCAAGCAGTACTACGGTGGCTTTGGTAAGTTTGGTGAGACTATGGGGCCGGATGGTGGCAATGTAATGCCCGTCTATGTCCGAATGGTTAACCCAAAGGTTATTGACACAGACATCTTCAAGGTACGACGTGCCGACGGTTCAAAGATGGATCGTAATGAAGCTGCTGAATACATTACTAGCCAAGCAATTGCCGAAGGCCATGATGGTTTGGTCACCATGCTTGGAGATCAAGTTTGGGAAGCGGTTGTCTTCAATCCTTACCAAATCAAATCTGCTATTGGTAATACCGGTGCTTATAGCCGAGCCAATCCTAGCATCCGCCAAAGTCTGCGTAAGGTTCAAGACGAAGTAGATTCATTGCCTAACGGCTCGGCTATCAACGCTAGTATCAACAGAATCACTACCGCCCGTGAGCCAGAAGGCTTCTTTGAGCGCATCATCAATGCGTTTAAACCACAGAGCGTAGACGCGCTGCGCCAGCAATGGCTCAATCGCTACAACCAACTCGGTGTGTATGACAAAGAGCTTGCCAAGCAAATGGGTGGAGCCGCTCTCCTTGCTGATGCAAGCGCAGAATCTGCCGCCCTGATGTCTGACAACGCCGCCGCTATTGCGTCTATGGCTTGTGGTATCGATGGCAAAGGTGGTATTCCAGTCTTTAACAATGGCTTTACCACAGTCAGCAGTGCCAATGGCGAGAAGGGTGTCCTTGAGATCCTGATGCCTTTGGCTCAGATTGGTGATCCCCGTATCTATCAAACCTATCAGTTCTGGGCTGGCGCTAAGCGTGGTAAACGCTTATTAGCCAATGGTAAAGATCATACTTACACCCCCGCAGAAATTGCTTACGCAGCGGAGCTGGAGAAGAAGTACCCTGAGTTTAAACAAGTCCAACAAGACTGGATCAAATACAACAACGGGCTAATGAAATACGCAGTGGCTACCGGTGTTCTTGCTCCAGAAAGAGCCGCAGAGTTCATGAAGTACTCTGACTACATCCCGTTCTATCGTCAGATAGATGGTGAGAACACTGTCGGCCCAAGACTGTTCCAAAACATCTCAGGAGTTACGCCTCCTAAGAAGCTGACAGGTATCAAAGAAGGACAAGAGGCTCCTCTGGCTGACTTCCTAGAGACCATTGTTCGCAACACTCAGTCCATCATTCAGTCTGGTATGAAGAACACTGCGGCACAACGTGCCATTGGTGCGGCTGTCCAGTTGAAGACTGCCCAAAAGCGCAATGACGTGTCATACGCTCCCGGAGTTGTGACCGTCTTGGAGCGTGGTAAGCCTGTCTCTTACGATGTCTCAGATCAGTTGTTCATTGATGCGGTTAAGAGTTTAAACCTACCAGAGTTGCCATTCCTAAGCATCTTCTCTGCGCCAGCCAATCTGTTGAGAAACCTGATCACCAAAGATCCCGGCTTTATGATGGCTAACTTGATGCGTGACTCATTGTCTGCATGGGTTACCAGCGGTGCAAAGATGACTCCTATCGCCTCTACCATCTCTAACTTTGGCAAGGCCATCGGTGGTAAAGATCCCGCTTACCTTGCCCTGCGCAATGCAGGTGTGATCGGTGGTTATGAGTTTGCTCAAGACATCAAAACAAGTGGCTCTGTCTTGGGTGCAAGTCTGCGTAGAGCAACGGGTACAGAGCAAGGTTCAGAGAAGGCCCTCAAGCCGTTTACAAGCCTCTGGCGTGGCCTAGAAAAGGGCACAGAGGCATCCGATGCCGCTACCCGCATGGCAGTCTACAAATCAACCTTGGAGCGTACAGGCAACGAGGCAGAGGCTATCTTCCGTGCTATGGAAGTCTTGAACTTCAATCGCAAAGGTAACCTTGCCATTGTCCGTATCCTGACTGCGGCTGTGCCATTCTTGAATGCACGTATGCAGGGCTTGGATGTGTTCTACCGTGCCGCCTTTGGCAAGATGGCTAGTGAAGATGCGGCTGCAATTCAGCGTTCATTCTTCATCCGTGGTGCAACCCTCATGGCCCTGTCAGCCATGTATTGGTTCCTGACCCATGATGAAGAGGAATACATTAACCAAGAGCAAGAGACACGAGACAACAATTGGTTGTTCCCGTCCGTGGGCATTCGGATCCCAATCCCGTTTGAGGTTGGTGTCCTGTTTAAAACAATCCCCGAGCGTCTGCTTGAGTACTCATTCGGTAACGACACTGGCAAAGATCTAGCCGACTCAATGAAGCGTAACTTGGTTAGTACCTTTGGTATCAACCCAATCCCGCAGACTTTCTTGCCATTGGTTGAGGCTCGCACCAACTACTCTTTCTTCACAATGAGACCCATTGTTGGACAGGGTATGGAAGGTGTAGCCACTGAGTATCAGGTATCTCCCGGAACTTCTGAGTTGGCTAAGACGGTCGGCAAGGCCATTGGCGAGTCACCCATCATGGTTGATCACATCATCAAGGGATACACAGGCTCAATGGGTATGTACGCAGTTGACCTGATTGATGCGATCCTCCTCGGAAATGATGAGTCACCCAAGGTTGCTAAACGCTTTGAGCAGATGCCTGTCATCAAGCGATTCACCGTGGACAAAGAAGCCAAGGGAACTGTGACCGCTTACTATGAGCTAAAGAACTCCGTTGATGAGGTTGTGAGAACAGTCAACTTAATGGAGCGCACTGGTAATGCTGAAGATCTTGGCGCTTACATGGAGAAGAATGCTCAGTTGTTTGGCATGAGAAACTACATAAGTAGCGTAGAGAAACAGATGAAGGTGATGCGTGAAGCGGCAATCCAGATCCGTTCATCTGACATGTCTTCTGAAGAGAAGAGAGACTCTCTAATGGCTATCACACAGGCTCAGAATGCCATGACATCAAGCATTAGAGAACTCAAAAAATCTATTGCACAGTAAGATGACCCCTCTCAAAGAGCCATCCAATGGTTTTGCGGTGGGCTTCATCCCAAGCTTTGAACTTGGCATCTTTTGTCCACTCATAGCCTTGGTCAACTTTTGCATGGCAGGTGTAGCACAAGGCCGCGATTCTGTAGTCGTGAGCCTTGAGTCCCATTCCCTTGCCATCCCGTTGTTGGTTTGAATGAGCGGCAACCACTGTGCCATCCTGTGCCCCACAGATCTGACATGGTGATTCCCTCACTAGGTCAAGCAGTTTTCTATTTCGGTACATCTTGCTCAGACAAAAACCGGATGTAGTTGGCTATCTCTTTACCGGTGTAATCAATGTCGCCATAAGCCATGAACCTCTTTTCTAGGCGTTTAAACACAGCCTGCTGGGCTGCGTGCCAGACTTCGTAGCTCCATCCGTCATCATCTTCAAAGGCTTTATTGCCTATGAACTCACAGTATTCTTTTTTGCATTCGTTCATCTTCGGCCTGTTTCTCGTAGTGGTTGATTGGTAGTGTTGCTTTCTTCCTGACAAACTTACGTAGCCATTCTGCCCCACCCAGCTCTTGAAACATCAGCCACTCTACATCTGACATCCTGACATAGCGTGGCTTTAGTTTAGATGGCGGTTTGGGCCTAGGCATTCTTTGGTCTCCGTGTTGCTCGGATAGCCCAACAAGAAGCGCAGTACCATTTATTAGGATTCATTTGTATCCCACCTTCTGGTGGTTTGTTCTGGTCACATTTGCCACACTGTTTAAACTTATGTGTGTTGGGCTGCTGGCCACTTAAATCTAATTGTTGTTTTACGAATCCGTTCACTTCTTCATGTTCCTTACAAATACTGCAAATGATGCCGCTGTATCACCAAATGCGGTCATGGCATCAAACTCCTTAGCAACCTCTTCTAGTACTTCGTTTCTCTGTGAAGGTGAAACGTAAAGGTCAAAGTGGTATGGCTGCCCCTCAATGTCACGCAGGATCTGCTTACCAAGGTTGCTATGCTTTTCCACCTCGTTAAAGGCTTCGTCTTCTTCGCTTGTCCATTCAGTCATGTGTTCTTCTCCTTGAGTTTTGCTTCAATGGCTCGGGCATCTGAGAGTTTTACGTAAGGATTTACATCTGAGTCTGATGTTCCAATACGACTAATGGTTTCCCAAATTTCCTCATCCGTCAGCCCTACCCATTTGCACTGTGATGCTTGAGGGTCTTTGGCATAGTGGTATTTGGCGTAGAAAATCTGCGAGGTATCTTTGTCTAAAGCATAGATGCCCACAACATGAGCGCCTTCTTTGGTCACATCCACACCAATAGACACGGGCGACCAAGGCTCATCCTTCGCTTCTTCCTTTAAATACAAACCCCACACCTGACCCAGTGGTGTAAACAAAGGGCTGTCTTTGTCTGTACTTACCATGCCGTTAGTTGGGTCGTACCATGCTATTGGCTTCATTCTCCCCTCGCTTTCAGCATTGCGTCTGCAATTTCGTAAGCAGTATTCGCCAATGTACTTTCTGCTACTAATCTAAATGCTTGACCATCTGCCATCATTCCTTGCATGGCCTTAGCCGCAAAGTAGTCACGCAAAGTCATATTCAACGCATGATCCTCCGTGAAGTAAGATATCAAAGCTGATTTGGTCATACTTCCTCCTGAAATGATATTGGAATGTAGAAGCAAGCTTTACTCTTGCTATCTTGAACATTGACTATGCCATTGCCGCGAGTCTGCTCGGGGTGATTGATCCACCGCTTACAGTTCTCGCACTTGGCGTTGTAAACCACTGGTTTACACCTTGTGTATTCACTTGATAGAGGTGTCATATTAGTTTGTTTAAACTCTTAGTTCTTCTTGAGGTCTAGCACGTTGTTGTAAGCTCTCGTCCAACTGCAGAATGAGATCTGCTAAATCTGAATCAATTAAATGCAGTTTCTTCGTCCATCGAGCAATTGTTAGCTGTAAGTCATGAACAAACTCTTCTCGCAAAGAGCTGTTGTTCATAACATCAGCCACCATTCTGTAACCACCGCCAGACTCGCGGTCTGACGGCAAGCTTACAAATGCTCTGACATGTGTTGGCTCTGAAGTCAGCACAGTGATCTTACATTTTTGGATCAGATTACGGGCTTGCTCTCTGCGGTATTGAATAGCCGCCTCCGAGTCGTCCCATTCAAAGTAGGAGTGCAAGATGCTCTCTTCTTTCTTTGCCTCCTCAATCACATCATCAATCATTAACACGCCACCGTTTTGACGTGCCATCTTCTCTAACAGTTTTCTTTCTTCGTTCATGATTTCTCCTTTTGTTTAAACATAAATGCCTGCCTTGCCTCACCGGAACTCACGTCGCCCCGCCCAACCTTGCCTGCCCTGCCCTACCACGCTATGCCTAGCCGATCCATGCCTGCCATACCTCGCCAGTCCCATCTAGACCAAAACGAGCCTTGCCCCGCCTGCCTAACCATGCTCACCGCGCCATACCCGTCCAGTCCATGCCTCGCCTGCCAATCCTTTCCTTGCCAGACCCTGTCTCACCTTGCGAGTCCATGCCTGCCGAACCAAACCAAGCCACTCCATACCTAGCCCTTCCCCGCCGAGCCACGCCTGCCGTGCTAAACCGAGCCTGACCGCTCCGAGCCGCGCCTATCCATGCCTGCCATACCTATCCCCACCGTGCCCCACCTGTCCCGTCCATGCCTGCCCATGCCTGCCATACCTTGCCGTGCCGTACCGGAACAGGCCATGCCTTGCCACGCCACACCTGCCATGCCAGACCGGGCCTGCCCAAACCCCGCCAAGCCGGGCCTATCCAAGCCTGCTTAGGTTTAAACGTCACTCAATGCCAAACTTGGCCCTGATTGCGCTTTCTTGGTCGCTCTCTACTACTTGGAACAAACCAAATCCACATCCGGCACTAGCCTTACTGTCGGGTCTGCCTGCTCCAATACCAACTTGTAAGCCGCAACGGCTGATCAAGTTAATCACATCCACAGTTTTAAACTGATCCATATCAAAACGAATACGTAGTTTTACTGCCCACTCTTTATACATAGGACGTGAACGAACATCCACCACGCCAGTAGCGTTACGGGTGTGTGCGGTGTATGTATCGCTCTTTCCATAGACACGAACCAATGGGATGCCATCCTGTTGATCCCAGCCGTCAGCCTCTACAAACGTTGACAGCTTCGCCAACGTCATCTTGAAGCCAACCAGACGACACGCAGAAATCATCGCAGCGCGAAACGATGCAGCGTTTACACCCTCCCATCCCTGCATACTGCGGTAACGCGCATCTTCTGCTTCTTTTTCGTAGTCCCGTGCATCACGAACCTTTTTACTGTTTGCAGACTTACCCTCTTGCATCTTTGCCATCAGTTCCGCTTTCTTGCTGAAGCGTTCTACAACCAATGGAGCAATACCTTCTAGGTACACATCCACAGTTGCAAACTTAGGGGGTGAAATCACGTATGTTGTTTCAATTTCTTTAGCCATTTTGATACTCTCTTCTTTGTTTAAAAATTATTCGCTTAGTTCTTTAAGCATTTGGTCTGTTAAATCACGTACCCGCTTTAACGCTATATTCATGTCTGCCTTGTGTGTAAACTCACCAGTGACAGCCATCTTAATGCTCGTTAAAGTTTTGTACATATCCTTACCCTTCATGGCGAATAACAAGTTGTCTTCGTCTTCGGGGTATGTAAATTCAAGTATTGCTTTGGTTTGCATGGAGACTCCCTATTGGTTTAGCAATTAACCAACGATCCCCCAATTGCAAGACTGAGCGCACCCATTTGCGTTGGTTGTGTTGATTGATATGTTCGGGAACCATATTATTGTTGTAGATCTTTCTAGCTTTTTTGCGTAGTTGTTCAGGTGTTAACATCTTCTCTCTCCCTAAGTTTGAGATGATCCGGCATCTTTGAAGTGATCCAGAAACCATCAGCGTTTAAACTAAAGCCCTTTTCAATCATTTCTTCTGGAGTTCTGCATCTGCGGTCTACTCCATATTTGCCTGTACGGTGCTTCTCAAAAGCACCATTGCTGTTGAAGTACTGTTTACATGCTTGGCATTGATTACGGTTACCCCTTAGCACTTTCACTTGAGACCTCCCTCATGATTAGGTTTGCAATCTCTTCGTTGATCAGTTCACCAAATGATTTGCCTGACGGGAATCTCATCTGCGATGCCTGATGGTCATTGATTACCTTGGTTGCGGCTGACAGTCCGTCATTAAATCCTTTGAGGTAAGGATTGTCTTGTGCCATACGCACCTCCAATCCCTCACGCAGAATCCTAGCCATCGTCACCTTTTTGGTTCGGGCAAACTTCTTTAGCTTGACGTAGTCTGCATCGTCCAAGTACGTCATGAACGGTTTAAGTTTCTTAGAAGGGGTCATCTGTTACTTTCGTTTTTTCGTATGCATTGACTAAAGCATCAAACTTAACTTTGGCCGGTACGTTGCCATGAAGTTCTGTGCGGGAGTCAATACCACATCGTTTACACAACATGTGGATGCAGTCTGTTTCGTTGTCGCACATCAAGAACTCTTGGAAGTCAGGATCACGGCAAAGCATTCCGGCCTTCTGAACTCGGTTGTCGTATGGCGTGGGTGATTCATCATCTTGGATGCGAACCACCGCACAGGCATATCTCGCCCCAACAAAGTCACGCAGAATCTCTTCAGGGACTTCGTCAGGGTGCAGAGAGAGCGTCAAGATAAAACCTGTACGGTCTTGCTTGAGCGCAACCTTACGGGCTTCAAACTGTAACGCCATCGAGTTGCCCCTGAAGATAGGAGATCACTGCACGGTAACCAATGATGTCGTTTTTCAACTGCTCAATCTTATTGGATTGCTCGTCTATGATTTGCTCGTTGACTTCATCAAGGATTTTCCAGTTAGCAATCTCTGCGTGTAAACGATCAATCTCGCTGCGCAAAACTTTTTGTCCTTCTGTAGGAACTACTGGCTTCAATTCTTTCTTGTCTTTCTTTTTCTTCTTGGCGTTATGCAAGACTTGGTAAACATAGGC